CAGGAAGTAGAAGATACAGAAGAGGATAAAATTCTTTTGGATACTGTTCTTGAGGGTGGAGCTGTGCAAGGAAAAGAAGGCGGACTTAGAATGGATATGTTTTCACACGATGACCCTGATGATTTACCATGCTTATGTGATTTACCTGTACACGCTCAAGATATAATTATAAGTGAATCTGAGTCATAGTGCCTAAACAAATATACAAGATAGACAAATTTCACGGAGGCTTAAATACACAAGCCAATCCTAGTGACATAGATGATAATCAGTTTGTTATATTAGAAGATGCTATGGTTGACGAGCTTGGTAAAATTAAAATGATGGGTGGAATAAATGCTAGTGTCTTAGCTGCTACAGATAAAAATGGATTTACTCGTACTATGATAGCTGGATATGGTATTCATCCTTGGAAAAGTGATTATACAGGAGCTGAAGACAAAGGTAGCGGTGAAGCAACTACCGGTGATGAGTATGTTGCTTTTTATGATGGTGATGATGGTCAAGTATGGATATATAGTGATGCTGAAAGCGATTGGGATGATGATGTTGCTGTAAATGACACAGGTGTTATTGATATAGGTAGTTCTAATACATCAACAGCTAAGCCTTGTTTTTATTCAGTAGATGGAGGGTTGAGGGTTTGTGATGGTAATCATGCTTCAACTAATACAGCTAGGTGGTATCAGTATATAGATAGAACTTTATTTCAATCTATAGCAGATACGGTATCTATTGACCAATGGTATGAAGCGGCTCAAGCTATAACATCTCCAGATAATACATCAGAATTTGACCAAGAAACTACAGCTGTTTCTGAATCATTAGGTGAAACTCATACTACATCAAGTATAGCAGCTGATACTAGTTTTATTACATCAAAAGCAATATACGATACAAGTAGTAATGTTGTTAATATGAAAGGTGGTATAACAGTTGTAGTTAGAGTAACAACAGCGTCTTATGGAACATTTCCGTCTGGTAGTGATTTAGATGTTGCTTTTACAATAACTACAGGAAGTGGGACAAGCAGTTCTTGGCATGGGGATTATGGAACTAATCGTAAAGCAACGAATATTCTTGAGGAAAGTGCAAGTGCTACTCCTGGGTCTACAAAAGATATTACTATTTTCTTTGCATTTGGTAATGATTATCATAATGGTAGTGCAACTGGTTCTACTTTTGATACAAGCGATACTACAAATGGAATTAGGACTATATTATCAGGTGAATTTTTTGACAATACATATGTAACTAGTATTGCTTTGCATAGTGTAAGCGTACAAGAATCAAATGTATCATCTATTGGAGATCATGCAAGCTTAACAATCAATAATATTTGGTTTGAGTGTGATATAACAGCAGCCCCTGCTGGTGATGCTCTTGGATGGGATAGTGTATGGGAACATGGCATTTCATATGTATATGATAAAACTCAAGAATCTCTTATAAGAAGATTGTTTGATAGTACAGCTTCAAATGCTACCACACAAACAATAACAGACCCATCATTTGCACCTATAACTAAATTTTATATAAAGCATGGAGGTGGTACTAGCTTTAACAGAAGAATAACTGGAGCTGTATGGTATATTAGAGACGCTAGTGGTACAGAGGTCACACCTTGGACAGCCCAAATTGAATATGATTTTATAAAAGGAGTTGCTAGAGTTGTTGCTACTGGGAAAGAACTTGATATAGCTCTTAATGCCCTCGCTGATGAATATTACTTTGAGGTAGACCATGAATATTTATTATCACCTAATTTAGTTGATACTTATCAAAGCAGAACTGGTGTTTCGGATACTGAAAAGGCTATAAAAGCATCATACTCAACAGCTGTGGTAGCTGGTCGTAGGACTTATATAGGTAATGTGAAAATTCTTAACGAGGATGGAACAACTGAGGTTAAGGGTGATGGAATGTTAAAAAGCCCACCTAATCAGTTTGATAAATTCCCATCTAGTTTTCTTGTTGAAGCTACTGTAAATGATGGTGAGTCTATAGTCAAACTTGAAACATTTGCTGATAGGATATTACAATTTAAAGAAGAAACATTGTATGTTATTAATATATCTCAAGATATAGAATTTTTAGAAGATGTACATAAATATAAAGGGGTGTCTCATCCATCTATGGTTTGTAAGACTGATTTTGGGATTGCTTGGGTCAATAAACTTGGTTGTTATTTATATGATGGTAGGCAGGTAACTAATTTACTTGAAAAGAACGGTCAGAAACTTATTGATGATACAACATGGCAATCTCATATTGTAGATACAGCTGCGGCTTCAAGTATGATTGGATATTTGCCTACAAAAAGACAATTAATAGTTGTTAAAGATAATGGTGCTAATGCTAACGCTGGTGATATATTTTTATATGATATGGTCACAAGGAGTTGGACATTTGGTGATTCTAAAATGACTGATTCAGCAATTAAGACAAATTTTATTCCTTTCCAAAATGATTTAGTGTATATTCATACAAGTACTACAGGTACTCCAGTTAAATGGGACCCAGACCCAGATGCTTCCACTACTAATTTTAATTTTAAAACAAAAGATATTAACTTTGGTTTACCAGGTGTTAGGAAAAAAGTTTATGCAGTTTATGTAACTTATAAAGCAAATGCTGCTACTCAATTACAAGTGACATATCGTACAAATGGAGAAGCGATCACTACAAGATATTTTGCTGTTAGAACTAATCCATTTGATGAAGGTGGTTCTGATTTAGACGATTTTGTAACTGTTGATGGTACTACAGATAGTACTGTTGAATTAGATAATACTAGTAATGTAACAAAGATTGCCAGTATGAAACCAACTACATCATCACATGCTAATAATATTAATTCTTTTCAATTAGTATTTGCTGCAGATATTGGTGGAGATGTACATAGTACTTTAGAGATTGATAATATAGAAATAGTTTACAGAGCGAAGAGTGTAAGATAATATGGCTATGACAAGAGAAGATAGGGTAAATGCTCAGAAAAAGCAATATAGAATTAACAGTATTAAACAGTCTTTTAAAGATGATGTAACAATAGCTCCAAAATCTATTTCTTTATTAAAAAATGATAATGACGGAACTGTTAGTAATATTATAGATTTAGATAAAATTGGAGATTTAACTTCATCATTTAGTGGTTCTGGAGATGTTTGGGGATATCAATCTGAAGCTAAAGCTGATAAAGTTCATACAGGAATAGATGGATTAGTTGATGATGTTGCATCTTTAACTAATAAAATAAATGAGATAATTACTTCTCTTAAAAGTGTAGGAATTGTTAAATAATATGACTTTGATATCACTATTGAATTATAGTAAATTTAATGGGAGAATACTATATGGCTAAAAGTTCTTTATACTCAGCTCATAGAGCCGCTGGAGCCTCATCAGGCAGATACAAAGCTAGTTTATATGACATAGCTAATGTTGGTTATGCTATGGAATCTGATATTGGCATGGAACAATTTAAGCAAGAAAAAGCCCAACAAGGGTGGCAAATGCTTGGAGAGGCTCTTTCTTTAGCTGAATCAGTTGTTGGTGGTATTCAATCTAGAAAGGAACATGAGGAATTAGCTAAGAAATATGGTATCGAGACAAGTAAGACTTCAAAGGATGCTAAGAATAAAGATTTTTATGGTAAGAAAGCTGGTTTTGATATAGGTGATATATGGGGTGATAAATCTATTTGGAAAGGAAAGTCTGGTATGACATCTCCATCTAAAACTACAACACAAAAGAAACCTACTAAAAAAGTTCCAACTATAGGACTGTCTAAAGATGATGCCTTCACTACTTCAACTACCAATAGGGTTAAAGCTGTAGGTGAAGCATTTAAACAAGCTAAAGAAGCTGGTATTAAGATAGGTTCTACTATCTTTGTTAAGATAGGCGATTCTATTGAAGAGATATTATATAAATATAAATAATATGAATAAACAAGACGCTAAAAAACAATTTGATAATATGACAGAAGAGTTTGGGATAGAGCATAGTTTTCCTTTTGATATTGCTTGGTCTTTTGCTAAGTATGTAGAGATAAAAGGAGGATTAGAAAAGCCATTATCATTTTTACCATCTGAATATACTAAAGAAGAATTTAGAGTTGGAATTAAAGATGTAGAGAATAAAATGTCAGAAAGTGAAAGGTCTCTTAAAGGTAAAGAACTTGAACATTTTAATCCACTAAAACATTCTTTTGCTAAAGGTGTTTATATTAGAGAAGTATTTAATCCAGCTGGAGAATTGTTAGTTACTAAAATACATAAGTATTCTCATCCATTCTTTCTTTTACAAGGAGAGATGACGATTCTTGGTGAAGATGGTGAAAAAAGAATAAAAGCTCCACATTATGGTATCACAAAAGCTGGTACTAAAAGAATTATATATGCTCATACAGATTGTATTTTTGTTACAGTACACGCAACTAATGAGACTGATTTGAATAAAATTGAAGAAGAAATTGTTTCTAAAGATTTTGAGGATAAAGGGTAAAGTATGTCTTGGATAGCGGTAGGTATATCAGCAGCTTCTTTTTTAAGTGGGGCAGCTTCATCAGAGAGTGCTGCGAAATCGTCAAGAAAACAAGCTCGTATAAAATCTGATTTTCTTACTCAACAAATGGCTAAAGCTGATGAATCTTTAGCTGCGTTAGAGCCTGTTAAAGAATCAAAATTAAAAGTTGCTGAAGCTAGTTATTTACAAGATATAGGAGACTTATCAGCTCAGACTGGTCAAAGTAAAGAAGACTTGCAGGGTCAGTTTCAATCAATGATTCAAAAAAGTGGATTAGCTACATCTGGTTCAGCGAATGTTAAGGCTTCTCAAATGTGGAAAAGAATAGGGTCGTCTTTTGGAAGAGGTCAACAAGGTTTAATGGGCCGTCTTGGTGAAAAGATGGGTGCTGTGGAAGAATGGTATGAATCTGAGAAAGCAAGAGTAGGTTCAGAGAAAATAAGAATGGAGCATGAAAAAAAATTAGCTGATGTAGAAGGAAGCTCTAAAACGGTAGGTGAAAAAGTGTGGTCAGCGGTAGGAATAGGATAAATTATGGCAGCAGAAGCGTTCGCAGCATTAAACAGAATATTAGAAAATAGACAGCGTAGAGAATCAGCTGATAGGCAATATGCACTGGCTCTAATGCAATTTGATTATCAAAAAAAACAAGCTGATATGGTTCAGGTTGGTAAGCAACTTGAATTGTTACAAGGAGCTAATGCTCAAATGATGAATAATGTAGCTCAAAGTTTTATGTCAGAGTCTGGTTTAGATATGATATATAATGCTGAAGATGATGGTGGTGAGGATGCTATGAAGGAGTTGAAAGATTTAGGTTTTTCAAAAAACGATGCCGCTAAAGTAGTTTCAGCTGTATGGGCATATCATGCTCAGAACCCTCAACCAATATTAAATCTTGGTAGAAAATTAAAGAATATTGCTCAGTTAGAATCTATCACAGGAGAACAACAGAGATTTGCAAAAGCTTTAGGTGGTCTTATTGGATTTAGTGGTTCAGAATCTGAAGTTGAAAAAGCTAAAGAATTATTAAATAGAACTGACAAGATTCTACAGAATCAAGATGATATTATGAGTGAAGTATATGAATATGGAACTGGTGATTTTGAAATACAAAGAAAAGATATTGGTTTAGGTTTGCAACAATTAGCTGAAGAAGCTGAAGCAGGTGAAGATGATATAGGAGGCTCACCTATGGTATCCATTCCAACTCCAAAAGAAATGTTAAGTCAATCTCAGCAGTCTTTAAAAATAGCTGAAGATGAATATGAAACTAAACAGAATGCATTAAATATTTTAGATACTGAATCAATGACTTTAAAAGAATTACAGAGGAAAGGGACTTTGACAGATATTCAAAGAGAGTATCTCGCTAGGATTCCTAAGATGAAAGATATTAATGTTCAACAATTAGCTGATTTAAATGAAGATATATCTAAAGCAAAGGAAGAATTAAGAGAATCTAGGGGATTTGAAGCTGAGGTAAAATTATCTGAGATTATGAAAGCTAAAAGAAAATCTACCGGTGGTCACTATTCGCCTTATTAATATAAAAAATGGCTGACAATCTAACCCAAAAATTCCTAGATGATTTAGACGCTAGGGCTAGGAATATAACAACTCCAACTCCTATGGCTCAATCTGGGCCTGTAACTACTGGACAAAGTTTATGGGAAACAGCTGGCACAGGGCAACAACCAAATTGGATGACTGAAACTTTAGAAGGTGAAGGCAGTGCTTTTAGAACAGCTGGATTGGCTCTATGGGGTTTTCTTGAAACTGGTACTCTTGGTCTAGCTGGTCTTGGTGTAAGAGCTGCGTCTAAAGAGGCGTACGAAGGATTACAACCTCGTAATTTTGCTGAAAGAGTTGCTACTGGTATTGGTACTGTTGGTGGTTTTATTGTACCATTTGGGGCTGCGAAGGCTGGTGCTTCTGCTTTATTAAAAGGAGCTAAAGTAGTACGAGATGGTAAGGTAGTAGGATATGGTGCTGCTAAAGCGAGTGAGAAATTTGTAAGTAATGCATCTAGAGTATTAAAAGCTGACCCAGCTTTCAAGAAATGGTATGTTAATCAAGGTCTAGACCCAAAGGAAGTAACATCATGGATTGAGAAGTCTGGTCTATTGCAAGCACCTAAAGCATCTATTAAAGGTGTAACAAGAGGTCACTTTGGTAGTTCACACGCAGCTCGAACTCAATACGCTGCTAATGTTGCTAAGAATACAGAATCAATTATTCGTAAGAAAGTTGATAGTATGGCTAAAGCATTTGCTAAGAAGGGTGATGATATACCTTTTAAGATAGATGATAAGTCAATAGGACTAATAAAAGATGAGGTTACTAAATATATAGGTGGTAAATATAATTTCCCTATAACTAATCTTCATCAGTATTTAGCTGCTAAATGGGGCAATTCAAAGATGGCTAGTCTTGCTGCGTCAGCAGCTGAAGAAGCTATATTATTCTCAGCTGTTGAATTACCTATGAATTTAACTAATAGTATATATAATGAGGATGTAGACTTCGAACCATTCTCCACATTAGGACACTCAATGGTACTTGGTTCTGCTCTTGGTGTTATTAGATTAATACCCGGCGGTAGAGACATGGGTATTATGAAGACAGCTTGGGGCAAAGCAAATCAATTTCTTACTAGAAGAAAAAGGTGGTCTAATTATAATGTAAATGATGCATCTGAAAGAATGTTACTTACTAGAAGAGCTCAAGATTTATGGGATAATAACCCTGAGATATTTAAAGGATTAGCTGGTACTAAACTATATAAATCTGGTGGTAAAAGTACTGTATCAAGTAGAGATGAGATAGCTAAATTTGCTGAATCACCAGAGACAGCTAGAGAATTAAGAAGTTGGATGAGTTCTGTTGAAAGAACATTTTATAAGGAATGGTGGCCTGGTTTCTTAAAAGATTCTGGTAAAGATGTATTTGGTTCTATGCCAAGAATGATTGCTGGTAGTGTTGCTTTTAATGCTGGATTATTTAATGAGTATAGAAAAGGTAATATACCAACTGAAGATATGGTATTCCATACTCTATTAGGTGCTGTTATGACTAAGAGAGGCAGAGATATAGAGTATATAGACCATAATGGAAGAACTCAATTAATCCCTGAGAACAGAAGACCTCGTGTATATGATGATAGTTTTGAGAAAGTAGATTCATATCTTAATTCATTAGGTCTTAAAGTAGACCATGCTGCTTTTAATAATCTTATGAACAATATGGATATTCTAAAGAAAAATGGTAAACCAGATTATTCTACTGATGATATGCAAAAACTATTTAAGTCTCTTGAAGAACGTGATTTTGTAGTTGATGCGAGTGAAGAAGTATCTATAAAAAATAAGAATATATCTGGCAATGATGTATATGATACTTTAAGTATTCTAATGGAAGGAGCTGTTCCTGAAGGTAAAAGATTAAAACAATCTATTGAGTTATCTGAATCTGAATTAGCAGATTATCTAGTGCATATAAGAGGTTTAGAATTAAAGTCTTTACAAGAGTATAGAACAGATTCAAGTAAAACTGGTACTGGTAAAGGGATATATTCAGTAGCTGATATAAGAGATATAGCTCAAAACTCTGCTTCTAAAAATATAGAAGCTGTTTTAGAAGTTAATAGAAGAGCTGTTGAAGATGCATATAATATAATATTACAAGAAGAAGCTAGACAAGAAGGCAAGCCTAAAGACGATTGGGCTCCTGTATCTGAAGATGCTAATGGTAAACTTATTCTAAGAAAAATTAGATATGACCCCACATCACCATTAGAAGATTATGAAAGGGCTAGAAGACTAATTGGTAATGGTAGAAATGATGGTGAAGATGGATTTAAAAGTGCTTTAGGTTCTATTAGAAATCGTGTTATTATGAGAGAAGGCGATAGAAATGAAATAGTATACAATGCAGAAATGCATAGAAAATTATTTGGTGATAAGGCTAGTGGTGATAGAGGCGAGATGGATAAGTATGATAGAGAGCTTACAGCACAAATGTTTGGTGAAGGTGTAATGTCTGACGATGCTTTGCTTCATGTTGGAGATGCTTATTTTATGGATGGTATACAATCTCATATGTTCGCTAAGGGGATTAGAGATACATGGTTAGAGTTTGAAGCTATAAGAGATAATAATACTAAAAAGAGTGTATTTGGAGATGAAGTAACAGATATAAGAACACTACTTGATAGAGCCTTTTCAGGAGGACCAGGTTTATCTGGAAAAGAATCACCTACAGGTATAGTCTTAACAGAGAATGGAAAACAAATAAATCCGAATAGAAAAGAACAATTATTCGCGAGTGATGTTTTAGAAGTATTAAAGCAACAGAAAGAAAGAAATGGAATAAATGAAGAGATATCTGGCTCTGTAGTAAAAAGGATGGATGTAGCTCAAATGAGTGAGCTGATGGAGAAGTTCGACGCCTTTGGTATACTTGATGGGTTTAAAGGGAATAGAGAGATGGTTAAAACGTTTGTAACTAATCTTGCTCATTACACTAGGACTAAAGGGTTAGCAATGGCTACAAGGAATGATGGTTCACCATTAACCCCAAAAGATTTAGCTACTATGGAAGTTCTTGCAAGGACAAGATTAATGGGTAAGAATTATGATATGGCAATGCTTACAAACCAGATTGGTAATTTAAAAGATTTCTTCCTAAGTTCAGATGTTATTAACAAATATAATTTAAAAGCAGAAGATACAGATGCTATAAGTAAAAGCTTGCTTAAGTGGACTAGAGATAATGACTCTACAGTTAAAGAAATATTTAAAGATTTAGAATCTGCGAATAAAGATTTATATGATTTATTTGTTGACGCTGCTGAAAAAATGGAAGGTGTTGGTCGTGAGAATGTATCAATGCTATTGGGTGACTTTTTATCTTTATATGATGAATCGTTAGCCCCTTTATGGAGAACAAGAAATGGTGGTATATTAAAAGAGACTACTACAAAAGCAGCTGTCACTAGTGACTATTTATTTAAACTGGTTTCTGAGTTTAATAGAATTAAAACTGGTGAAATTGATATGACTCATAGAGATTTATTAGCTGCTATTGATGAGGTTTATTATAATACAGCATCTAACCAATATAAAGATTTCTTAAAATTAACACTTAATAGTGTAGTTGATAGAAAAGGTGATGTTACAAGAGTTATAGAGATACTCAAAAGATATAAGTTATTTAATCCAAAGACTAATGTATTCTTATTTGATGAAGCTGATAAAACATTAACAGATAAAATCAAAGATGCTTCTAGAGAAATAGAAGTAGCGACACAATCATTACCAATTGAAAGAGAAATTGATATATTAATGGAAAGAGATAAACAGGATTTTAGTCCTAAGTCTCATTCAGATACTCATGTATCACTTACTCTTGAAAAATTTAAGAAAGATTGGGGATTGAAATATACAACACCTGATATTATATATGGACAAACACCAGCTGTTATGTTAGAAACTATAGTAACTGATATGCCTGGAGGATTTACTCTATCAAACTTCTTTGATTATACAGTTAAAAAAGGTGAAATGAGTAAAGAGATTGATGGTAAAGTCTATACTCATAAAAACTGGAAAGAGATGCCTGAGTATCAGATTGAAAGATTTGTAAATGATGTAATTAAAATATGGTCTGGCATAACTGAAGGCGTTAAGGTTAGAAATTTAAAAGTTGGTGAAGGTGAAGGTCATTTAGACGAACCAAGTTCAGCTAGAAGAAATGACCTTTCAGATTTCTTATCAAGTGAATTTGGTGAATCTGTATTTGTTGACCCTGAGTTTTATGGAATAGATAAGATAAAAAGAAATGTTAAAGAAGTAATTGGTGATTTAAGAGTTGGTTTTTATACTGGTGCTGGAAGAGTAGGACAAAAAGCTGAAGCTAGATTAGCAACAACTGAAGCTGAAGCATATGATTATTACGCAGGAGCTAAGAAACCTCAAAGTGGATATATTGTAGCTTGGCTTGCTGATATAGAGTCAGGTATAGGTATACCAATAACAACGGCTGAACCAGGAAAAGGTCTTAGTGGTATTCATAAATTAGCAAATAGGTTTGTAGATACTCTAAATGCAGATAGAGAAGCATGGAAAGATAATCCTGAGATATCAAATTATATTGATAGAATGATAAGTCAGTATGTAAAAACAGATGAAACTCGTATTGTAGATGCATTTGATGTTGATGATAAAGGGAATCCAATTAATTATAAGTTTAGAGGCGAGATTCCTTCAGATGAAAGAACATCAGACCATGCTACTACAATGTTAACTACTGTATTTGGGTCTAGACAATTTGGTAAAAATTTCTGGGATTCTCTAGTTAACTCAAAAGCTGATACAAAAGGATGGACTGCTGAAAAAGAATTTGCTCATGACTCATTAAGAAGAATAAGACTTTTTACTAATAGAACTACAACTAATCTTGAGACTAAAAGAATTGAACAAATAACTGACTTTATGGATAAAACAGTACCTGAGGGCATAATGTCAGATATGAGAGAAATTATTGATACTGTACTAAAGCCTATAAATAAAAGCGGTATGTATAATTTTCATCTTTTAAGAGACGAAGCTTTAGTTAAAGGTGAAATGAATCCTAAGTTATCGTCTGCTTTTAGAAACCTAGCCGAACAAGTACAAAGAGCAAGAAAACTTAATTCTGATACTAATATATTAAGTGTTGATAAAGATTTAAAATATCCTGGAGGGTTAGGAGATACAAGCCACTTTAATTCTATTGTAGTTGTTAGCAATAGATTTATGGAAGCGTTGAAAATACTTACTGGTGATTTTCATAGGAGAGGTTCAAAAGCTGCTAAGCCTATTATTTCATTTGCAAGTGATGGTGAGGCTGCTTTCTTAGGTAAGACAATGTTTATGGTAGATAGTAGATTTGAACCATATTTAGAAAATAACAAGATAGATATGGTAATGTTTGATTCTGCTGTAAAAATTAGAGGCGGAGATTATGATGGTTCTATTATAGATTTAGGTAAGTACAGAGATATGGACCAATTTTTAGCATCTACTAATACAGATAAAACAGTAGGTCTTCCTATAGAATCAATACAGATGCAGAGTTGGCACGCTGAAGATAAACCAGCTCGTATACCAATGCATGTTGCAAATGATTTGGTAGGAGGAAAATTAAATGATGCATATTTTAAATGGTTAAATAGACCAGCTGTTAGAAATTATGAAGATAGATTAGCTAGTATTGTAGGTGGTGGTAATATATCTAGAATGACTGCATTCTCTAAGTTCTTAATTGGTGAGGTTGGTGATGACGTTGATAATGTAATGTATAGTACTATGTCTAGATGGTTAAGTGCTAATGGTTATCCTATGTTTTTACCATTTAAGACTAGTATGAAAAATGCTATGATGAGAGAGTTTATTGATAAGGCTGGTATGATAAGCCCTGAGAATCATCATGGTAGTCAAAGTGTATTAGTTCCTTCTTATTATGAATTTGACCATGTTAATGGATTGAGAAATGTATTATTTGAAGACAAATTAGGTAATGGGATTGAAAATGTATATACATATGGTCAAGCTGAAATAGGTGATAATAATTATACAAAAAGATTTGACCCTAAGAATACAAATGTAATTGTACATAGAGAAAATGCAACTGATGAGTTATTGCCATGGAAAGATTTTATAGATAACTTAAGGTCTGACTCTAAAAAACTTCAAAGAAGTAGAGTTTATATATCCAAAACTGGTGGTGATTTTAACAATAAGATGAAAGGTAATGTAGAAGGTTTTGTATTTGGAGGTAAAAGGGAACATCAATTAGGAAGGCTACATGATTGGGTAAAAGACTTAGAAACATATCTTGATAAGAATATAACTGTTGAAGTTGCTGGTGTATTTCAAAGAACGCCTTCTACTCGTTCATCTGATAAAGTTATAGCTGGTATAAAAGGTTTTGTTGATGGGAATTTTGTTAGATTAAATACTGTTGATTTATGGACAAGATTAGAAGCTGACCATGATTATGATAAATTAAATTATTGGTGGGATACTCCAACTGATATATTAAATGCTTGGGATAAGATGGCTCCTGATGTTAAATCAGTTGTTAATACATCAGACCCAACATCTATAAGAGAACTTGACTTACTTAATTCTTCCAGTATAAGAAAATATAATTTTGATTCACAAATAGCTTCAAAGAAGAGAGGCGAAGTTGTAAAGATCAAAAGAGTATTTCAATTTATGAAGCATTATAGAGGTGAAGATGGCGAGAGAGGATATAATATAACTTTCCCTACTATGCAAGGAGAACCTAAGACAGTTATAAGAATTAATGAAGCTAGAATGGATGAAGCTGAGTCAAAAACTACAGATGATATTCAAAGAATTGTAGATTCAAAAGATGGTTTTACAGAAGAAGACTTTTCTGATTATTATAGAGATATATTGTTTGGCAAAGAAGGTTTAACTGTAAAAGTTGAAGATAAGAATGGGAATACAATCGAAACAGAATATCGAGGTTTATTTGAAAAAGGAGTTTTAATAAAAGATAAGGGCAAGGAATATTTCCATTCAGAAAAAATAAAACCTGTAGAACAAGATATTATAATAGCTTCACTTCAACCTTATAAAGGATTCTTACAATTAGCTACTGATACATATGAAGGTGGAGAAGCTAAGAGAGTTAATTATGAGTCATTTATAGCTGGATACGATACATATAGTGATTCTATGTTAAATCTTGAATCTTATGTATTAAGAGCTATGGGAAGAAACCCAAAATATAAGTTTAAAGATTATGCTAAATATTTTTATTCAGATGCTACTGAAGGTAAAAAGCCTGTTTCAATATTTGGATTGCAAGATGCTAGACTCCCAAAGGTTGCTAGAAGAGGTGAACGAGTAAGCAATTTAGGTTCAGAGTTATTACCATTTGATAGGTCTGTATGGTCATCGGCATCAGTTGATAGAATGGGATTGGAAAAACCATATAAATCTCACGATAAAAGTGAAGAAGCTTTTAATGATATATGGAGTGACTATATAGATAAAGGTAATGAGACAGATGCTGTTGTAAGAAAAATAGTAAACTCTATTAAACATGATGCTGAGAATTTTGAATTTTTAAATATTCTAGATAGGAAGATTGTTTCAGCTAAGTCTGGTCTTAAAAGAGCTAAGAGATATAATGATGAAAACTTAGAATCTTGGCTTGGAGATAGAGTTAATAGATTAGAAGGCGTAAGAAAAAAAGTAAATGATAAGATATTACTTGATAAATCAGCTACTATCCCAATAGCAAAAACTATTAACAGACAGTTAAAAAATTCAATCGTTAAAGGATTGCCAGTTGAACTTGTTACTGTGTATAAAGATTCAAAAGGAAATATTCAATATGGTAAAAAGCAATGGGTTGGACCTCAGCAGACTGGTAAGTATGTAAACCAAAGATTAGAGTGGATAGATAATAATAGAAGAAGGATTTCCGCTTCTACTTGGCAACATAATGAATTAGCTATTGAAATAAAAGGTATTAGTAGTAATGATTATGCTCAGATGGTTATGTGGCATAGAACACTTGCAGAGAAGACAGGGTTTATGTTAGACCCAAGAACAGTTCCTTATTCAGAAGCGTTTGAGATTAGTGTATCTGAAGCTAGAAGAGAATTAGGTAAAAAGTGGTCGAGTTGGTTTGAGCATAGAGATTATGCTCCTCATGAGAGAGAAGATATTGTGCAAGCTGACATTATGAGATATATGAGAACAGAATGGGGTAGATGGAATGATATGGAGGATGGTCTTGGCAATCTCTGGATACTAAAGTTTATGACACCTGAACCAGATGGTATGACAGCTACTTACCACCAAAAGCATTTTCTACCAGGATTCTCAGAGATAGATAAACAAATTAAATATATTACATTAGGTATGAATTTCTTATCTACAAACCCAGAAATATTAGATATACCTATAGCTAGACAAACTGCTAAAGAAGCTGGTTTATCTGGTAGACAAACAGATTTATTGGTTGACAAAAGACAACTGTTAATCAGAGAATTAGCTGAATCATTCACAGATAAAATGAGAGCTTTGTATAATCAAGAGTCACCAAGACAAGATGTTAGTAAGATGAGTGGAGAAGAAAGGCTTAAAGCTGCTCTTGGTGGTGATGATATAAGCTCTTCTATATTTGCAACAAGTGAATCATTATATTCTGGTACAAGTAATGCTGATATGATAAAAGAAGCTGGTGATGTATTTAAAGCTATAGATAAAGGTGAAATAGAAACAATACAAGATTTAAACCCTGAGATGAAATTATTATATGGAGTTACTGGAGACTTATCTCTTGATTATCTATCATTAAAAGGAGCCCCAGCTAAGATTGACCAACTATTGGATATTAAAAATATGGCTAGATTTTATTTTATGCCTAATAAAGTATTGAATAGTAGAGGCAAATTAGAAAATGTAAAAGATTTAAAAGGGTATTATGATAGTGTTAAGAAAGATGGTAAGATATGGTTTGGTGATTTATCTGAAAAGAATATGCTTGTAAAAGATAAGGTGTCCAGTATTGATATGAATCCATTTGGTAGTCCTATAGAGAGAAATGTAGAGACTGGAGAACAAGCTAAACAAGTCTTCAGAGATAATATAATGGATTGTTAAATAAAGGAAATTAATTATGGCAGGTTGTGACCCAAAAGTATTAGCATTAGGCGAAAAAGTAATAGATAAATGGTTTAAAAAAGGTGGAATCATATCTCAGAATCTTGGAAAAGATAGCTATGGATATTTAAAACAACTGTGGTGGTCAACGACTAGAAAAGATTTTGATTATGGTGAGACACCATCAATTTCAGAACTTAAAGTTATAAGTAAAAGAATTGATAAAGTAGAGAAAGGGTTTACAAAAAGAACAGGAAAGTTTGCTGAATTATTTTATTTACCTGAGGCTGTTTTAGCTAATAATATGCCAGCTAGAGATGCTTATAGATTTTTTATGAAATCTCATCAGCAATTTCAAGGTCATAGAGATGATTACCAAAGTGTTTTTAATAGTATTGTAAAGAAACTTGGTGAAAAGTCTAGACTGCTTGGATTGAGTCGTAAAGGTGGGTTTAAAAGTATTAATAAAGCTCATAAAGAACTAAAGAAAAAGTATAATAAGTACGAAGAAATAATGCAAAATGATGGATGGAAAAAAGCTGAAGATTATTATGAAAAAGAATTAGCTGACCTATCTAAAGATACTCAGTTTGAGATATTTGAATTAGCTAATGATGTATTAAGAAACCCTGATTTAGTAAAATCTAAAGATGAGAAAACTAGAAAAAAGTATGGCATATTCTCAGACATAGCAAGTGAGTGGAAAAGTATAAGTCCTAAATTGTATAAAGATTTAAAAAATGGTTTAAGATTTCATATAGAAGCTATATCAGAAGCCAATGAATTAACCGGTGGTGCTTATACAGAAATGTTAGGCAACATGAGAAAGATACAAAGTAATTTAAAGCAGAGGAAGAATTATTTTCCAACTGAAGTGCTTAGAATGTTTCCTACTATGAAAGCTGTTCAAGAATCTATATATGAAAAATCTAGTACTTTAGAGAAAAAAGATTTAACAAAAGTAAATGACTATGTTGCAAACATGAGTGAGATACTTATTGATGAACTTAATCTATCAAAGCATGCTTTAGAGGCTAAATATGGAGATATGGCTAGACATAATAAAGATGTCATTGGTGTAATGGATAATTATATTAGAAATATAACGATGTTTAACTTTGCTGGGACAACTTCGGCTAAGCTGTTGCAAGGTATAAGAAAGATAAGCGAAATGTCACCAGAAGAGGCAGACCATCAGTCTCAATTCTATATAGATTATCTTTATGATACTCATGCAACTATGTTAGGGTTGAATGTTAAATCATCATTTTGGAGAGCTACTACTAGAAATGTTACAGCTTGGCAATTTATGTCTAAACTTGGTTTAAATCTAAGAGGAGCTGCTAGAAATGCAACTCAGTCATTACAAAACTATGTTTATTTTGGTGTAAAGGGAATGAGAGATTCTTCTCAGTATTTAGATACTGCTAATATAAGGTCTTTAGCTGATGCTGAGGCTAAAAAGCATGGTGTTTATTTTGCTGAAGCTCGTGAACTTACAAATACATTAGGTTTGTTTCCAGATGTAGCAACATCAAAGATAAATGGGAAAGAAGTACTTACATATAAATATGACAGTACATCTAGGAAATTTTCAGAAGGTCTCGAAAAATTTGCATCAACAACAGCTAAGCCAATGAGGTGGGTTGAGAATAAAATCAACAGACAGTTAACATTTAAAATGGCATTTGCATTGAGACATCAACAGTTAAATAACAACGCTGGTATGATTGAACGAGATGTTACTAACGCAATAAAACAAGGTAAGTTGGATAAAGATACTGATGTAAATGATTATATACAGAATTTAATAACAAAAAGGTCTTCAAACTTTGCAGCCAATATGGTAAAAGAACTCCATTATGAATATTCTGGGTTTGCAAAGCCAAAAGTTTTAAGAACACCAGCTGGTTCTATATTAGGTCAGTTTATGACATATAGTGTTAATTTTTGGAACTACCAATACAAGATAGCTTCTAGAGGTAAGGACAGTATAGTTGCTGGAGACTGGGGAAGCCCAGAGTCTTTTAGACTTTATAGGTTGGGGATGTTATACTCATTTTTATATGGTATACTATCACCTTTGACAAATACAGATGTAGGCAATCTTATACAGCATGATACTTATGAAAGATATCAAAACTTTGCTGATGCATTTAGTGAAGATGAAGAAGTTAAGAAAAAAGCTTTCTTTGGCAAAGGTCCTATAATTGGAACTGTAGGTGGACCTTTCGTTGGTGATATTGTTACTATGGGTAATGTATTTGGTCTATATGATTTAATGTCCAATGGTGAAATGGATGAACATAGTTGGTTAGGTTATTTAGCTGGATATCAAGACTATGCTGATTCCCGTGACTCTGATAGAGTATATGATGCTGTAAGAACATTAAACACAGAAGTAGCAAGACAACTCTATGTTGTTTGGCCTCGAATGTATAACGGTGCTGGTCTTGGTACGTTAGCTCAAATAGAATTAGGTCTATTCCCAGACAAAGGAATGAAAGAGAAGAAGGCTGTAGTTGCTAAAGCTGTTGGTCTGCCAGCGCCTGCATATGCTGAACCTAAACCTGCAAAGAAAAAACCTAAGAAGAAAGATATAGTATTAGAATCTCTAAAAAATCTATCAAAAGATGGTAGAAGAATACGAGGAGCAGAAAATGTTGGTTCGGATGAATGGCTTTCAAATATAGTTAATAGTCAAAAATCTTATTCAGCTGATTTACAACCACTTAAAGGTTCTTTATCTAGATATAATACAAGGCTATTATCATTAGCTCACCAAAAAGGATATCAAGGTGGCTTTGACAGAGGAACTTGGAGCTAAAAAAAGGGGGCCGAAGCCCCCTCTCTTTTTTGCCTGATGATTAATTAAGAGGAGTCCAGGCAGATGTTCTCTTCATTTCTTTTAATAATCTTTCGTTTCTTTTACTAGGTATCTCTACACCATAAGTTGCAAAAGACGCCAATACATTTTCAGCTCTAATTCTTATTTTTTTACCCTTATTTTCTAGCTCGGCACCACTTTTTATAATATCTGATAATTCGTTTAATATTTCTTCTGTTAAAACTATTTTATTTTTAGTCATTAATTATCCTTTTCATTATTTACATACCAAACTACCATTAAAGCTGCATCACTTGTACTTAATGTAATCTTATTCTCTGGGAATAAATTAATTGCTATTTGTTTCAACTCATTTTTCCTTTCTCTTTTTATTTTTGGAAGAGGCTGGAGTGGCTTCATCCATGTTTGAGGTGTAACTTCTAATGTTGGAATATCATACGCTCCAAGTATTCCTAACCATTTACCAAAGTTACATCCGAATTTAAACGCACTACTTCTTGCGTCTGTAGGGAAAGCGTGAACCTTCTCTATCACACAGAAAACATTCTTATCTTTAACTCTAGCTGCATTTATTATAGCTGCCATTTCCTTCGGTGTCTCTGGGCATTTATGTAATATCATTTTATCTTTAGCTTCATTGTATATTGCTACTCCACCTTTTGCTCCAGGGTCAATACCTATTATAATCATTATTCCCAATCCTTCCTAGCTGAATATTT